CCGTGTTAGTGCCGGTGACTCCGGTGATCGCGGCCTGTGTCGTGAACGTGTTCTTCGTGACTGCCGACGCCAGCGTGTAGAGCAGTTCTGCCTGGGTGCCGGTGACAAAGCTCATCTATGCCTCTCCGTTCAGCGGGATGCCCGGTAGGTCTCGGCGGTCCTGGCCGCGTACCCGCGGCTGACCGCCGGCGGCGCCGGGAGCGGCGCGAACGGCGCCGGGCCGACCAGCGCCAGCGCCCAGTCCGGGTCGCCCTGGCTGTTGTTTCCCTTGGCCGTGGAGTTGTACGTGGCCCCGGCCGTGGTCGCGGACATCGCGCCGGTCACCGGGTCGATCCAGTACGGCGTGTAGCCAGGCTGGATCATCGCCTGGTTGATGGTGATCGTCACTGCCGCCGGGAGGTACAGCAGCGCCAGGGTGCCGAACGGGGTGATGCTGGCCGCCACGTAGTCGTTGCTGGTGGCAGGCTCGTACTGGCCGGTGGTGGTGCCGGAGACCCGCTGGGTGTCCCTGGTGCCCCGCCCGGCGGTGACCAGCGCCGACCCGGTAGCCGGGGCCAGGGTGTGCCAGCCGGGCAGCAGCTCGACGGCCTTGCGGATGTTCCCCGCGTTGTTCGCCGCGAACCACTGCGTGCCCACCACGGCCGGCGCGGTCGACGGCCACTGCCACAGCGCCTCGTCGCCGATATCCCATCCCCGCGCGCCGGAGGCGACGGCCCACCAGGCTTCCTGCCGCACCGCCCGGTCCAGCGCCCCCGCACCCGAGCCGCCCGCGTAGACGGACCCGCCCTGATAGAAATAGCCGTCACCGTATATGCAGGCCAGGGGGCTGGGTTCGGCGTACATGGTCTCGATGGGAAGATACGACTCGTCGTACGCATACCCGAAATTGAACTGCGTGTTCGACGTGCCCCACGCCGCCTGGCTGTTGAGGATCGACAGGGTGACCGTCGCGCCGGCGGTCGCGGTCTTGTTCATCACGAACGAGACCCCGGCAGTGACCGAGTTGATGACGGACCCGGCTTGTATCCCGGAGCCTGTCACGCTGGCGCCCACGTACTGCGCCGTGGCGTTGGAGTCGGTCACGGTCGCGCTGCCGTTCGTGGTGCCGCAGCCCGTGTCGTCGATCCGGAAGATGAACCGGCTGGATGACTGCGCATAGTTCTCGATGGCGATCGGATGCGTATCACCGCTGGCCCGCAGCCCGGTCAGCAGCGACGACAGGGACGAGTCGAACGTCCCGAAGTAGTCGTCCATGATCAGCCAGACCAGGTTCGGCTGGCTCTTGTACCGGGTCCCGATCGCGTTCCCGGCCGCCTGGTACTGGGTGCCGGTGAACCCGAACATGGCGTTGCCGGAGGTGTCCCAGTCCCAGTGCCCGCCGAAGGACAGGGCGATCGTGATGCCGTTGACCTTCGCCGAGTTCAGCGCGTAGTCGATGACCGTCCAGTAGGTGCTGTTCAGCCCCGAGCTGGGGTTGTTGCCGGTGAACGGGGTCTGCCCGTTCCACATCTGCCCGTTCGTCGCGCCGCCGATGAACGTGGAGTTGAACATGTCCGAGTAGCAGATGGTGAACCCCTGGGAGGCCCGCGTCGCAAAGTACGTGTCGAGGGTGGCCTGGTAGTTCCCGGAGTTCCACCGGCCCGAGTTGGTGAGCAGCGCCCATATCTCGTCGCCCAGCCACATCCGCGGGCTGCCGGACTGGTCGGCGAAGTACCCGGCGCCCGCGCCGCCCAGTCCGGTGATGTACGACGTCAAGTGCTACTCGGAGACGATCAGGTCGATGAATACCGGCGTCGAGGTCGCGACCGAGGCGGTGACGAACAGGTGCACGCCGGCGTTCGCGGCGGCGTTCGCGATCGCGGGGACGCCCCACTCGTAACCGAGCGGCGGGAATTCCTCCCACGCGCTGCCGGTGGTCTGCGGAAGCTCCTGCTCCCACAGGATCGTGCCGACAGTCGGGGCGGTGGACCAGGTGATGCAGCCCTGGCAGATCGACGCGGGCGCGGAGAAGTCATGCGGGCTGCCGCTGGACAGGGACGTGCCGGTCGGGGTGTTCGCCGGGCGCGCGAGCTGGAACAGCAGGGAGTTGCCGGCAGCGGCGGCTGTGACGCCGATGTCGACGCGGACGCCGACGACCCAGCCGCGCTTCGCGGCAGTGCCGAACACGGAGCTGACCGCGGTCGCGCTCGTCGACGCGATAGCGACCGAGCCGCTGCGGAAGGTAAAAATGTCACTAATCGCCATCGTCTGCCTCCGGAGAGTAATAAAGCCCCGGTGGAGGACCGGGGCTGCGGGCAAAGAAAAGCCCCGTGCCGGATGGCAAGGGGCTGATGGGGATGTGCAGGCCGGGGCGGCGGTGCACGAACGTCCGCAGGCTGAGCGCTAGCCTGCGGACTGGCTAAGGAGCGAAACCGGCCCGGCGTACAGCGCTCACCGGACGAGAAGGCGCGACGGCATCACGTCAGGATGGAACCAGTGGTATTCAGTCAGCCGGGCGATCCAGGCGACGAACTCATCGAAGGACATGTCCCGCTTGGCGTGGTTGCAGATCTTGCACGCGGTGATGACGTTATCGAGGGCGTACCCCTTGGAGTTGTCCACCCGGTCGATGCCGTTGTAGACCCACTCTCCCCCGCCATGTGACCAGGGCTTGCCCACCATGCTCGGCGGGGCGCCGCAATAGAAGCAGTCCATCGCGGCCAGCCGGTCGAAGTCGGCCCCGGTCAGATCCCAGGAGATCCCCCGGGTCTCGGCGTTTTTCCGGTATGAGCGGAACACCCTGTTCCTGGCGGCGTCGCCGGGAAGACAGCCCTTACCGGGCTTCCTCCTCCAGCAGCCGCAACTCTTGGTATGGCCGCAGCTGAGGGCGGTCCCCCGAACAGTTACCTCGTTTCCGCAGTCGCACTTGCATAGCCACCAGAAGAAATCATCGCCACTGTCCGGCTCGCGCTCAATGGGGCGGATCGCGGTGAGCCTGCCGAATCGCACACCCGTCCGGTCGACAAATCCCTTCTTGCACCCGCAAGATGCATCCTTGCTCTTGAGTAGGACGAACAGCCTGCGTTCGTACTCGTTGCCGCAGTCGCAGAGAAGGCGCACGCCTCGGGTGGGATGCTTGCCGCTCGGCTCTGGGATCAGGATCTCCGGGTCGATGACGACGCTGCGGCCGATCCGCTGGCCGACCTCGACGGCCAGTCTCCGGCTCCCCGGCACCGTCCTGCCGGCCGGCGGTTTGTAGTGCCCTCGGATGAACCTCAGTGGCTGGCCCTTGACCTGACCGCGCTTCGGGGCGGTTCTCGTGGCGATCGGCGCGGGCTGGCCGCAGCCGCACTCGCAGAGCTTCGCGGGGGCTGGCGGTATCTCGTCGCCAGCGTCGAACGTACTCTGTTCCATGTCGGACCTCTTGGCTTAGTCGGCTAGGTCTGGCACGCCCCGGCGGTGTGCAACCACTGTCCGGGGCACCTTCGTAAATTCTAGCGGAAAATGCGACTCCAGCAGGTAGGCAGGCGAGCGCGTGCGGAACTCGCTGCGGCGCGTGCCATGCTTACGGGATGAGATTCCGGAGCGGCGGCCGTCGCGGGAAGAGGCCGGTCCGGGCGCACAGCTCCGGCGGCGCGACCCACAACAAGAGCACCGTGCCGGGAGAATTGCAGGTCACTATCTGGGGGACGGTGGACAAGGAGCCGGACCGGGAGGTCGCCCTAGTCCTCGGCGAGGACGGCGTGAAGATGCTGAAAGCCGCCCTTGAGCGGTTCGGTCTCTAGCCCGGCAGCCACAGCTTCAGGCCCGCAGGCATCGCCTTGCGCGGATCGGTGGTCCCCGCGAACACGCCGTTGAGGTAGGCGGCAATGTCCGGCGGGTAGACAGCGCCGGGCGAGTGCTCGGCAGTGAGCCGCAGGATCGCGGAGACGTCGGTGTGCTGCTGCGCGGCCAGCGCGGCAAGGGGGAGCTGTCCGGCGGTGATCCACTGGCGGACGGCTGGCGGGGCCGCTGTTCCTCCCTGGCGGATCGACATGGCGAGGGCGATGATCTGGGGACGCTGGGCAGCGCGCACAGGCCCGGGGCACTGCAGGTGCCCGCCCCAGGCCTGCCCGCCGTCGCTATGCAGGATCAGGCCCTGCCCGTTCACGTCGTCGGTGATCTTCAGCGGGAAGCCGTCGAACGCGCTGCACGCCTCGAAGATCTGCGCGAACGTCGTGATCTGCGCCGGGGTCAGCGGGACGGACGGGTGCGTGCCGTCCTCGTCCTCGATGCCCCGCCACGCCTCGTTGCCGCCCGCCTGGGACCACGCGGTGAGGCCCTTGCCGACCGGGACGTACTGGTGGCACGACCCGTCGGCGGCGATCGAGAAGAACGCCGAAACCTGATTGGCCTTGTTCATGAACGTCGCCACCGTGCCGGCCTCGAAGCCGTCCTCGGTGTGGAGCACGACGCCGCGGCCGGTCCCGAACCCGGTTCCGTGGTTCGGTGTCAGCAGGTGCGTGATCCGGATCGGCCCCTGGAGCCAGCCGTCCGGGTCGAAGTGGCGCTTCAGGCTCATCGCGTCCCCTGATTCCGTTGGTCGATGCGGGCGATGTGGCGCCGGGCCGGTGCCCGGCTGCCCGGATGCCGGGGATGGTGGCGCCGGCAAAGGCGGTAGGTCACGCCTGACGCCTCGTCGGTCAGGTCGTGATGGCCCAGCCGGAAGCACCAGCGGGTGTGGCAGTTGTGCTTGCGGTAGACGGCGACCAGGCCGCCGACCAGCGTCACCTCGCCGAGGTCGGACGCGATACCGCCCCAGAAGGCGCCGTCCGGCGCGACCCCGGGCTCGTTCAGGCTCCCCGTGTGGTAGGCGAGCCAGTGCTGGAAGACGTGCCACCAGGGCATGTGCGCTCCTGTCAGCCCGGCGGCCTGCGCCACAGCGGCCAGAACAGGTGCGCGGCCACCGCGGCAAGCCCCAGGATGACCAGGGACCTCCAGTCGAACCACACGGGCAGCCCGCCGGTACCGGTGCCGCGCGCGAACCACGCGAGGATGAACAGGACCAGGGCGATTACGGCGAACATGGGATCACGTCCCTTCCGATCACGGTGCCTTCTCGTCGCTGGCGGCCTGGGCCTTGTGCCGCCTGCCGGGCAGGCCCCGTACCGCGCGCCACGCACCGCGCAGGAGATGCCCCGCGAACTGGCGGGGAGTCAGCCCGATCCCTGCCGCCTGCTCCCTGATCACGAACCAGACGCGGCCCCACGTGGCGATGCCGATCAGGGCGATGGAGGCGACGGTGAACCAGGCGAAGCTCAGGCTCTCGAAGGAGAACCCGAACAGCCTGTGCAGCACCGGGGGGGTCAGCGCCAGCGCCAGTCCCGAGTCCAGGGTGATGAGCATCTTGCCGATGTCCGTCCGGTACCCGCGCGCCAGCGCGATGTAGACGACCAGGAACGCGGCCGACGCGGACCAGGCGAAGAACACCACGTCACCGCCGAGATCGGCGAGGAGCTGCGCCTGGGTCATTGCTTCCCCCCGCCGTGCTGCACGCTGTCAAGGATCATGTCGGCCAGGTGGTTCCGTTCCCGCATGGCGCGGAGCTCCGAGATGATCGTGCGTTTCTCGTGTGCGGCCTGCGCGTCGGCGCCAGCCCGGACCTGGGTTGCGGAGGCGAGCCGCTCGCTTGCCTCCGCCCCGGCCGATATCGCCTGGGTGACGGCCCGTTCCGCGTCACCCGTGCGAGGCTCGCGTTTCCTAAGCAGCCTCATGGGTCCTCCGCCGGAGGTCTTCGAGCAGCTCGCGGGCCAGCTTCGCGGTCTCCACTGCGGCGTCGGCCCGCTCGGTCTGGGCGATGTTCGCGGCCCGCAGCTCATCGCCGGCCTTGCGCTCCGTCTCCCGCGCTGCCCGCTCGGCCTCGTAGGCGGATTTCCAGTCGTCGGCTTCCTTCTCGATCCGCTGCACTTCCTGCCGGGTGGCCAGGATGCCGGAGAGGATGAGGATGACGATGATCGCGGTGCCTGCGCCCGCCGAGGACAGGATGGCGGTGATGATGCCCGAGTCAACCGGCATGCGCCCCCCTGGCTGCGTCGGCCGGCCCGGGGCCGGTCAGGACCAGTACCCTCCGGGCGGGTTCGGGCACCTGCCCCCTGGGGACGCTCGCGGGACGGGCCGGAGTCAGAGCGGCGTGAGCTGCGCCGGCCGGAACGTCGCCGGCGGCCGGCCGTCCAGCGCGACGGTGATCCGCGCGTTCGCCCCGGTGCCCTGCCGGGCCCGGATAGTCCCCTTGCGGTGCGGCGCGGCGGCCTCCCGGACCCGCCGGCAGGGCCGCCACTGCTGCTGGAATACCTGCGCCGCCGCGGCCACCGGGCCTAACTCCAATACGTGGTCGGGAGCGGGTCCAGGACCAGCACGAGGCGGGCTTCGACCTTGGACCCGTTCGCGCCGAAGCTGACGCTGCGGGAGATCTGGGAGACCCGGTAGTTCCCCGTCGTCGCGGGCTGCCCGAGCGGCGCGTCGTAGATCTGGGCGATGTCTCCGGGGTTCATCCCGGCGACCATCGCCCACGCGGCCGGGTAGGACGCGGCGTCGATCGCGACGACGGACGCACGGCGCTGCAACGCCGCGAAGTTGGCCAGGTACCAGTCGGCCTGCGCCTGCATCTTCGTCTGGTCTTGCAGGTAGGAGGTGACGGCCTTGGGGCGGGCGCCGAACTGGGTCTGGGCGGTGTTCGCGGCGGCCGCGTTGGCGGGGGTGAGGCCGGCGAGGCTGGCGCCGTCCGGGGAGTACGGGGTGACGGTGATCGCGTCCCAGATCCGCTGCGGGTCCGACGACCATTCGATGCTGCCGTCGAACGGCACCATGCCGGCGAGCGTGTTCATCCCGATCCGCCAGATCGCCTGGTCGGCGGCCAGGCGGGCCCGGCTGCGGTAGCAGAGGGTGCCGTTGTTGTCCACGAACAGCAGCCCGTTATCGGAGTCGACGAGGTTTTGCAGGTTCGCGCCGGTCTGCTGCCCGCCGACGTCCAGCGCGGCCTGGACGAGCAGGCCCGCGGACGAGTCGATGGCCCGGTTCGGCCGGGTGATCCTCCCGTACCCGAGGCACCGTTCGATCCGCTGGGCCACCGTGTCGCCAAGGCTGCTGGCTGCGGCCGGCGGGGATGCGTTGGTACCGGCGGCGGTCTGGCAGACGCCGGCACCTGACGCCCCGGACCCGTAGCCCTGCGTGAACCAGTCCCCCGGCCCGCACACGGTGGCAGCGTTCTTTTCGGCGCCCAGCTGACTGGCGGTGAACACGCTGAACGCGGGCGCCACGCCGGCCCAGCTGATCCAGGCGCCATCACCTTGTCCGGCGGTGATGGTGAAGTCCTGGACGACGGCGGTGCTGTAGGCGGATGGCCCGGACGTGACGCTTCCCGCTATCGCAGTGACGACGGCGGACATCACCGATGCGGCGTTGACCCCGTAGTTGTTGTTGACGAACGTGCCGTCCGGCCCGGGTCCGCTGAGGAACTGCGCGGAGACCGCTGTCGGTGCGGGCAGCAGCCCGAAGCCCGTGGCCGCGGCGCAGTAGTGGGCGAGGATCCGCCAGGCAGGCAGCTGGACCGGGTAGACGGCAAGGTGGGAGACGGACACGTTGGCGCCGTGCACCAGCCCCGTGCCTGCCGGCGAGCCGCCGTGGGTGCCGAGGTCTCCGTTGGCGATCAGCCACGTCCACGCGGAGGTCATTCCCGTCGCTGATCCGGACACTTTCGCGGTTAGGCCGCCGTTGACGTACACCGTCCACGTGGTGGTGGTCAGTTCCACGGCGACGTGCATCCAGGACTCGGACCTCAGGTCCGACGACGTGTAAATTGCGTGGCTGGTGCCTGACGCGCCGTTGTAGGTGATGAGGTTCAGGTGGCCGCTGTTATCGAGTTGGAGGACGGCGACAGGGTTGCTTCCGGTTGCCAGCTCGATCAGGGTTAGCGGGCAGACCGGCTGCTCGGCCACTACGTCCGCGATTCCCCCGGGCGGGGTGCCGAGGTTAGCGGTGCCGAGGAATAGGTAGTCGAACCATCCCTCGACGGTGACCCCGTTCGCCAGGACGGGGAAGTTAGCGTCGTTGCAGGACAGGAACCAGCCGTAGCTGCCGGTGTTCCCGGCTTGCCCGGCGGCCTGCCATGCCGCTGATCCGGGGCTGGCAGTGACCGGGTTGCCTGTCGCGGCTGACTGCGGAGACGACTGGGGGTCACCGTACATCCACCCCTGGCTAGCGGCGACCGCGTAGCCGGCGAGGTCGCCGGAAACGCCCAGCGAGGACCCGCCTACGGTGTACGAGAGCTGTGCGACGATGCCGTTCGGCGACTTGGTGATGTTCAGGACGTTCGGGTTTCCCGCCGCGGCGTTCCGCAGCGACGTAGGCAGTACCCCGGCGGTGAGCGGCTGGTCGTCGCACGGCCACCAGGCGTACGGGGCGTCCTGCTCGACTTCGCCGCGGTACGGGGTGGGCCCGGACCCGGCCACCACTCCCCACACGTCCGTCAGCGTGACCGGCACGTAGCCGCGGAGCGCCTTGTTGCGCTTCTCAGGGAACGCGAGCGCGTCCCGCTGCCAGGTGTACCACCGGTTGACGGCGGTCCCGTCGGTGAGGGTGCCGAGCGCCATCCGCAGCCGCAGCGGAGTGCCGGGCTGCAGGTCCGGGAAGAACGGCGACGCGGCGTTCGACGGCGACACGAGCCCGTCCGCGTTGTCGAGCTGGACCGCCCCGGTGCCGGACTGGAGCTGCCCGAGCGCGTACGGCACCCCGGAGGAGTCCTGCCATCCCCAGAACCGTTTGTATCCCTGCCCCATGGAGGTCCAGGCGTTATCGCTGAGCGCCGTCCAGGTCATCTGGTCGTGGGGGGTTTCCATCCCCGCACCGAAGGCGGCTTCGAGGATCATCCGGCCGGCCCACGCCTGGTTCCCGCCGGCCGGGACCGGCGACGGCGCGGCGACCTGGACGCTGATGATCACGCCAGACAGGTCGGTGGCAGACCCGGCGGTGCCGTTCACCGACACAGACGAGGCATTCGAGAGCAGGTAGGCGGAGGTCAGCACCGCGTCACAGGTGTGATCGGTCCCGTTGCCCGCCGAGACGGCGGGCAGGGCCTGCCACGGCGACCCGGGCGTGAACGCCTGCCCGGCCGCCGCGGAATCGCCGCAGACCGCGGCGATGACGAACGACGCGGCCGGCGGCGCGGACAGCGCCAGGTTCAGCGACGTGGCCGCAGCCGCGTAGGCCACGTCGATACCCGTCACGACGTCCCACGGGCCGAGGCCGGCGACTTCCACCACCAGGCACGCCATGCCCGCCATCGCGCCGCTGGGGGCCGCGTAGACGTCGCCGGGGGCCCGGGCCAGGTTCGCCGTGTACCAGATCGAGCACCGCGTGCTAGCCGACGACGGCGACACCGCCCACGTCGACGACGTGACATCACCCGGCCGCCAGAAGGAGTGGATGTCGTCGGCGTCGCCGGCGGTGACGGCCGGGAGGCCGGCCTGGTTCCAGCCGGCCAGGCAGAACAGCCAGTTACCCGGCGACGGGACGCCGGTCCCGACGCCGGCCGAGGTCGCGGCGGTCAGCGCGATCACCGTCGACTGCAGCGCCGGCGGGGTCGTGGTGAACGCGGACGGCTGCGCGAACGTGGCCGACCAGGCGTTGACCACGCCGTTGAGCGCCGGCGGGGACAGCGGCACGGGGACGGGCCGCCGCATCTGCGGTTTGAACTGCCGCGACCAGACCGGGCCCGGCCGGATCTCCGCCGCGCCCTCCGTGGGCACCACGGGCACGGCGGCCAGGAGCGTGACGACCGCGGCGCCGTACACCGGGGCCGACCCGGACAGGCTGCCCGAGTACGTCTGGCCGGTGGTCGCGGCGACGACCTGCCACCCGGCGGCCATCTTGAACGTCGCGATCGGGGACAGGGTGCCCAGCTCGGTCCACGGGGCGCCCGGCGCCGTGATCGTGATGCTGGTCGTGGCGGCGGACACGACGCCGATGACAACCTCGGACGCCTGCGCCAGGGTGCCGGACGACAGCGACGAGAACGAGGTGCCGGACCCGTTCTGCCCGTTGACCGCGTCGACCGCGGACGAGGTGGCCACCCCGGACCATTCCATCACCCACACGGCCGCGGCCGGGTTCGTGCCGGTGCCCCCGGTGAACGTGACGACGACGCTGGTCTGCCCGCCGGCGCAGTTCTGGTCGGTCCAGATCTCCGCGTTGGTGTCAGCGTTGTTGTTCTGTGACCTGGCCGCGGCGAAGTGGTCGGCGCCGCCGCCGAGGGTGATACCGGACACGACCGGGTTGGTGGTGCCCTCGACCGTGCCGACGGCGACGACGAGGCAGTTCCCGGCGGTGGTGCCCGCGCCGAGGGTGACGGTGACGGCCGATCCTGTGCCGGTGTTCGACGCGGACTGCACCAGCGACGGCGCCATCGCCACCCCCCCGGGGAGCCGTTACGCTGCCGCGCCGGGCGCGAGCGGCCATGCGGGGAGGGAAAGAAGGCTAGTTGACGCCGTACACCGAATAGTCGTACACGGTCAGCGAATTGCTGGCGCTGCTGGTGCCCCAGGTGGCGAACTGCTCGATGTAGTAAGCAGCCTGCGTTGAGAGGGTGGCGGCGGTGTTCGGGTTCGCCGCCGACGACGACAGCCGCATCGACTGGATCGTGGTCGACGCGGTGTAGACCAGCACCCGGCCCATCGCGAGGAACGTCCCGGACGCGCCCGTGGTCACGTTCGTGATCATGCATTCCAGGTCCCACTCCACGTTCGTCACGCCTGACGCCTGCGCAGTCACCGGAGTGGTCGCGAGGATGCCGCCGGAGTTGTACGTGCCCTGCCCGGTGTTCGCCGTGATCCCGATAGTCAGGTTCGGCGTGCCCGTGGTCGACAGGACGCCGTACGCCTTGACCAGGAGCCGCTTATTCGACCCGTACGACGGCAGCCAGAAATTCGACTGGAGGAACGCCGCGCCGGACGCCGGGCTGACCGATGTCGCGCTAGCCGAACTGGCGTAGGCGGACCCGTTCGCGTCGGACGAGCCGAGGCACTCAGCCTGCGTTCCGGTGGTCCACGACATGAAAGGCTCCTTCGCAAGAGAAAAGGGGGCGGGCGGGTGCGGGGCCGGTCGGGCGGGGTGTGGTCAGACGCCGCGGCCCTGAAGCTGCCAGCCGCCTTTCCAGTTGTTATTCGCGTTGGTCAGCGCGTGGTCCCGGACGAGGGTCACCAGGTCGTGCTCGGTCATGACATGCCCGGAGACGTTGATGATGACGGTCGTCCCCCCGCCCCCGCCGCCGCCTCCGTGGCCGCCGTGCCTGACCGCGTTGACCATCCCCTGCGCCATCTGCCTCATCGCCGCCTCGACCGCGCCGAGCTGGGACCGGAGCCCGGCCGCGGCGGCTTTCCCCGCGTCGGCGCCGGCCTGGTACATCGCCGGCCCGCCGACGTCGCCGAGCTTCCCCGCGGACCCCTGGATCTGCTTCTCCAGCTGGTTGATCTGCCCGATGTTCCCCCGGCCGCCGCTGGTGAGGCCCTGGGCGATGGCGAGGCCCTGGTCCGGGCCGGCCTGGATGATCTGATCCAGCGACGTGGCGTTCAGGCCCATCTTCTTCAGCTGGGCGACCTGCTGGGCGAACATTTTCAGGTTCCCGGCCTGGGCCTGCATCCCGCCGACCAGCCCGGCCGCCGACTGCTGCGTGCCCGGGTCGTACGCCGTCGCGGTGGCCGCGTTCATGATGCTGGCGCCGGAGATCGCGTTCGTGGTGATCTGCCCGGCGTCGGTGATCTCGGTTTCGAGTTTCGCCCGCTGGTTCGCCAGCTGGGTCAGCTTGCCCTGGTCGGCTTTCAGCATCGCGGTCAGCCCCGTATCACCCTTGGGGACCTCGGCGAGCAGCTTCTTGACCGTGGCGTCGATCGAGGCGATGTCGGCGGCCTTGGCCGCGTTCTTGCCTAGCGCGGTAGCCGCGGCGTCGACGGCGGACTGGCCGCCTTCCAGGCCGAGGACCAGCCCGGCGGCGATGTCCTTGCCGGTCTTCATCGTCTTCCTGGACGGCGAGTGGGTCTGCGCGGCCTTGGCCATCGCGGCGGCGGCGGCGTTGGCGACGTCGGCGGCTGCGGCGACGACGGCGCCCTTGCCCGCCTCGATTCCCGCCGCGAGGCCGGCGGAGATCTGCGCCCCGTCCGTCCTCGCCGGGCCGATCGCGGCCCGGTACGCGGAGATGTCCGGCTTGGCCGCCTTCGCCGGCTTGGCGAGCGCCTGCTGGACGGACAGGGCCAGCGCCTTCGCGTCCGCCGCCGCCTTCCCCTTCGCCGTCGTCAGCGCGGAAATGTCCGGCGGTGCCATCTTGACCGGCTTCCCCATCGCCTGAGCGATCGAGTTGGTGAAGCCCGCGCCGACCGCCGGCTGCCTCGGGGCCGCGGGGGCTGAGCGGCCTCCGACTCCGACGAAATGCAGCGCGTTGTCGATCGCCCCGCCGACCTGCTGCCCGATGTGAGACGTCAGCCAGCCCTCGAACCCGCCGAGGATCTCGGGGTGCAACTGCTGCGCCGGGCCCGGTCGTCCCGACGCCTGCTGGAGCGCCTGGCTGTACTTGCCGGACTGGGAGCCCTTCGGGGCGATCGAGTCGCCGATACTCCTGATGGCCGCGCCGATGGCGACGCCGAGGCCGGCCCAGTTCGCCGCGCTGAGCAGCCCCGAAGGACTGCCGCCTGCGGGCACGCCCGGTTTCCCGCCTGGCTTGCCGCCATCGGCGCCGACCATGGTGTCCGCGGCCCGCTGCATCGCCGCCGCAGCGTCGACCATCGTGTCGCCGGCCCTCTGCATCCCGGCGGACGCGCCGCTCCCGATGTTCGCGAGCTTGTCCAGGCCCGGGATGTGGAGCACCTCGGCGATCTTCCCGGTGAACCGCAATCCCGCCTGGGCGGTCTGGAACGCCTCCTTGATGCCGGAGGCCAGCTTGTTCCCGGCGAACAGGGCGGCGAGGCCGCCCGCGCCGAGCGCGATGTCTTTCCAGGCCCCCTTGGAGCCGTTCAGGTCCGTGAGGATCTTGTCCGCGAACCCGGCCGCCTTGGTGAACGCGGGCAGCAGCGCCGTGCCGAAGTTCACCTCCGCCGCCTGGAACCCGGCGGTCAGCTCTTTCCACTTCTGCTGCGGCGAGGCCTGGGTCTTCTGCCACGCCTGGTTGAAATTGTTCGCGTCCTTGGTGATCGCGGGGAACTTGGACCGGAACCGCTCCATGTTCTCCAGCAGCAGCGCCAGCCCGGCTCCGGCCTTCTTCCCGAACAGCTCAGTGATGACCGAGCCCTCATTTTTGGCGGTGATTCCGTTCGCCTTGAACTTGCTGTCGAGCAGGTCCAGGGTGGACAGCAGCCCGTGCGCCTGCATGTTCTTGCCGAGCTCACCCGAGGTCAGGCCGAGCTTGGCAAGTTCCTTAGTAGCGGTCGGAGACTGGACCGCGAGAGACTGCACCGCCATCCGCAACTCGGTCCCGGCCTTGGCGCCCCGGATGTTCAGGTCACCGTAAGTCGCCAGCCCGGCGCCGACGTCCTTCAGCGTCAGCCCGTAGCCCTTCACGACCGGCACCACGCCGGTCCCCAGCGCCTCGGCGAGCTGCTGCATGTTCATCTCGCCCGAACCCACCGTGGAGTTCAGCGCGCCCATCGCCTTGGAGTAGTCCTTCGCCCCCGGGATCCCCGACGCGATGACCGACGTCAGCGCCGTGGTCGTGTCCACGAGGTTCGAGTGGCCCACCGCCGCGCCCTCGGCGGCGATCTTCACCGCCTTGAGCATCTGGACAGGCGTCCCGCCGATCGACTCCATGTTCGACGCGACGTGATAGGCCGACTCGGCGACGTCGGACAGCTTCTGCCCCGTCTGCGTCGAGATCTCCAGCACGCCCTGGGACATCTGCTTGACCTTGGGCATCGACACGCCGGCCTGCGTGTTCAGCAGCAGCATCTGCGACTGGAACTTCATCGCCTTATCGATGCCGAAGGCAGCCGCCACCCCGGTGCCGAGCATGACGGTGCCCAGGCCCTTCCAGAACTTCCCGCCGGACGCCGCCGCCTCCGCCCCGGCCTTCCCCGCCCGGCCCCCCGCGACAGCCTGCTTGTCCAGGGCGGCGGCGGCCGCGTCAGCGGACGCGGCCAGCCGGTCCTCACCCGCCGCCGCCGTATCAGCCGACGCCCCGAGACTGTCGATCCCGCCGGTCGCGCTCCTGGCCGCCGTGCTCATGCGGCCCATCGCCGCCGCCGCCCGCTGCCCGGCCCGCTCGATCGCGTCCGCCGCCGCGCTCATCGACGCGGCCAGCTTGTCCGCCCCGCCGCCGAGGCTCCCCTTGCCGATCCGGGCCATCGCCTCAGCAGCCCGGTCAGCCGCAACAGCCAGGGCATCCAGCTCGCCGATCGCCGGGGCGGCGTCGATGGTGATCGTCTCGGAGATCGACACGAGCCCACCCCCGGCCGTCAACGGCTACAAAAACTACAACTTGCTGTAGGCGTGGTCAGAGGTGCAGGAACTCGGCGAGGGTGATCGCGCACATCGCCTGGATCAGCCCGGCCGCCTCGACCTCGGCCCGCTCCATGTAGTGACTGCCGGCCTGGGTGACCTGCTTGCCGAAGAACCCGACTGCCGGGGTGCCGAGCACCTTGGCCCGCTTGACCCGGATCGTTCCCCCGTCGTTGCGGAATTTGGCGTAGATCAGGTCGGAGCCGACCACCGCCACGGCCACCGGCCCGCCCCCCGTGATGGAGAAGACACGCTCGGACGCGCGCAGCGCCCCCGAGCGGACCGGGGTCGTGACCTCGAGCGCGGCCAGCATCTCCTTGGCCGCCGCCCGCGCGCACTCCCCCGCCAGCCCGGCCTCAGCCCGGCCGGCGAGAGCCCTGACCTCGGCGGCGAACTCGGCCAGGTTCACGGCTCACCCTCCGCGCTGCGCTTCCAGGTAGTCCAGGCCGGCCCGTACCGGCTCCAGCAGCCTCGCCACCGCCAGCGGCACATCCGAAGGACCGCGCGGGTGGTACCAGCCTTTGATGATCCCTACGGCGTGGCGGACGTTACCGCGGGAGGCGCCGGGAGGGGGCTCGGCGAACCGGCCTTGGAGGTGTCCGCAGAGCCACCGCTGCCACTCGCCGGACCCGATTTTGGGGCCTCGTCTGCCTCGTCGTCCTCGGCGTCGATGAGGGCGTCCTGCACCGGCCCGGCCGCCTTCGCCAGCGCGTTGCACACCCGCACCGGCAACTGCCCCCGGTACTCGCGCTGCCACGGCAACCCGAGCTGGTCGAACGACCAGCCGGCGATTACCTTCGCCAGGAGCCAGTCCTGCATCACCCGGTTCCCCGCCCGCCCCAGCTGCCGCGGCGGGGCAGGCAGCATGACCGCCGGGTTAGCCGGGTCCGGCTGCGGCGCAGGCTGCGGTATCTCCTGAATCAGCTCGTCGTACTTGTCCAGGAACGCGTCCTGGTCAGCCCCGGTGAGTTCGTCCGGGTCGAGCAGGTCGGCCCACTGGCCTCCCGGCAGCGGGTGACGGGTCGTCATAGCGCGCGTGCCCTTTTCTGTAAGTTGCGTGACTAGTATGAGGGAATTGCATTCACGAGAATTGCCTGCATCGGTGAATAGCCGCCGCTATTCCCGGCGTTAGTGGTGTTGGCCACCAACTCTCCTGTGGTTTTAAATCCCCACAGGCTTTTCATTGCAGACAATGGCGCGTCTTTGTGTCCGGCCAATTGCGCATTAATGGTTATCGAGACGGTGTTCGGGCTGGACAGCCCGTTGGTGAGGACGAATGAGAGGGTCGGCTGGGTGTTGTTCAGCACGTAGTTCAGGGCGCTCTCATCCGAGACCGCGTCGTAGGCGATGTCGAAGTCCACGGTCAGCGGGCCGGCGGCGATCACGTACGGGTTCTGGGACCCGTCGGCGGTGGTCACGATGTCGAGTTCGCGTTTGATCGTGAACGCGCATTCGGAGACGTTGTAGACCTGGGCGGCGGCGAGGCTGATGTTGGCCTGCCAGGTCGGGAACGCCGGGACGGTGGTGAATGACGGGACGGTGTCGGCGGCGGGGAAGTTCCGCAGGTACGAGGAGAATTTCCCGTCCCAGGTGAACCAGCCGTCTTTGGTGGCGGTCAGCTTCAGGTCGGTGAACCGGCTGTACGAGTACTGGTCGGAGTTGTGGTTCGCGGCGGTGGCGACCAGGTTGCGGTGGAGGAACGTGTAGGTCGGCGGCTGCGCGGAGGTGTTGCCGGTGGACGAGTTCGGGTTGATACCGGAGAAGGTGTGCGTGTAGTTCGCCGTGGTGTTGGTGATGGCGACGCCGGTCAGGTGGGAGAAGCGGAGCGGGGTCGCGGTCTTCAGGGTGATCACGTTCGACGCGACCGAGAGAACCTGGACGATCTCGGCGAGAGAACCGATGTCGACCTGGACCCACTGGTTCGCGGCGAACCCGGTGCCTGAGGTGACGGTGATCGACGTGGCGCCGGCGGAGACTCCGCCGTTGAGCGTCGAGTTCGGCGCGGCGGCGGTCCCGGTGGTGGTGTAGTCGCCGAGCATGCTGAACAGGATGTGGCCGAGGGTGTCGCCGTACGCGGGGCTGGCGGGGACGGTGACCTCGGCCCAGTAGTTCGCCTGGACCAGCGAGTACGTTTTGACGTTGCTGCCGCGCAGGTTGTCGTCTTGCAGCCAGTTGACGTTCTGGCGGGTCTGCAGCGGCCCGCACGGAATCCCCGTGTAACCGGCCGGGGGCGTGTCGATGACCAGTTCACGGCCAGCAAGCAGCGCGCTCTCGAAGACGGGGTAGATCAGGCTGGGGATCGTGAGCGGCACGGCTCGGCCCTCCTTGCTCGGGTACTGCTAGCTGGACAGGGAGGGCTCAGGCGCCCTGATCGGTGGTGACGGCGAAAGCGGGGCCGGCCGGCGGGGCGACGACGGCGGGCGGTGCGGGCACCGGGCCGGCCGGGGCGTCGTTGCTGACGGGAGGTGACCAGGTGCCATCCGCCGGGTGTTCTACGGCGGTCATCCCCTCACCGGTGCCGGGCTGCTCGGCCGCCTCGTCGCTGCTAGCGGCCTCGCCGGTTCTGGGCGGGATCACCGGCACCCACCACGAATCCGGCGCGTCGTCGAACATGCGGATGTCGCCGGGCTGCACGGTGCCGAGCGGCCTGCCGTTCACGTCCCTGGTCCCGGAGTAGACGCGCTCGGGTCCGGTGAGCTCGTACGACGGCAAGACGGCCTCCAGGTGGCACGATGGGGCAGATGAGCAACGAGGACCCGGCGCGCGGGTACGTACTGGTACTGGTCCCAGCCGATCAGGTGGGCGCGCTGACCAGAGGGCAGTCGGCCAAGTGGATGGCCCGGCTGACGGCCAACACGACGGTCGAGATAGTCGGCGACGTGGGCGAGGACCGGCGGCTGCGGATGTCCCGGGAGATGTACGAGCAGGTCGAGGTCATTGAGTGAGCAGTAGCGAGGACGAGCCCGGCTTGCAGTTGCGGTACGCGGAACGGCCGGTGATGCGGGGGACGCGGCTGGTGATCTGGCGTCCGGCGGCCTGTACGGCGTTCGCCCCGGAGCCGTTCAAGGCCGGGCAGGGCTTCACGATCGATGTGACCGGCGACGACGGCGAGGGCAGGTGGCGCGCGACGCTTCAGTCATGGCTGGAGGGCCCGGAGGGCGTCCTGCTTACTCTGGAGGTCGAGGGTCGCTATCCAGCTAGTACGCCTGCTGCCAGAAGTTCATGAGCTGGACCTGGGCGACCCCGGAGTGCGGCGAGTCCGCCGGGTTCGCGATCCCGGACAGGCTGAAGTTCGCGGTCACGTACTGCTCTTCCAGCGACACCGCGCCTGCCGTCCACCCGGACAGCGACAGCGTGACGGCGATGGAAGATCCGCCCTGGAGTGCCGGCTGCGCGAGGGTCCACACGGCAGGCTCCTGGATGGCCCGCCGGTACAGGTCCAGGTCCGCCGGGGTGTCGTAGATGGCTTTGTAAGCCCCGGATGCGCGCATCGGCCCGGCGACGATCAGGTAGGGGGCCTGGGAGCCGTCACAGGCCAGCACGACGTTCAGCTCACGGGTCAGGGCCAGGTCCAGGGACACGCCCCGGGTCGAGGTGCCGCCTGCGGTGGTGATGCCCCACGACCATCCGGCGAACGGCTGCGCGTGGCTCTGCGCCTCGGTGAACGTGGCCTCGGCCTGCGGCGGCCACCCGGACCAGTCGGAGACGAGCGTCGCGTACCCGCCGGCGCCCACCTGGAGCCTCGTGCGGGCCAGGCAGCAGCCGGGCCACCCGGTCTGGTCCACCCCGTCATCGGTGGTCAGGCTGTAGGACGGCCAGCCGGACGGCGCCGGCCGGTTCTGCCTGAACACGTGGGTCGCCTGGGACTGGGCAGGGTCGCCGCTGCTGTGCGCGAACCGGAGGGCCGTAGTGACAGGCACCGTGAACGGGCCTGACCCTGACGGCGTTCCGGCCTGGGCGTACTCCAGGGCGGTGCCCGTGCCGAGCTGGAGCACCGATCCGGCTGGAGGGGCGGCAGCAAGGGAGACGGACAGGGTGCCCGGCGAAGTCGCGGCGGCGAACGTGGTCACGGTGCCCGCGGTGAAGATGTCCGGGCCGATCATTCCCCTGAACAGCCAGCCGGCCCAGTCGGGGTAGGCCTCGGTGGTGATCGTCCAGTCCGACCAGTAGTGGCCTTGCTGGATGTCCTGGGTGTCGGTGTCGGTGGCGCGGATGTTGCGGTCGTACAGCTGGGTGATCGCGCTGCGATAGCGGGTCCCCGGCATGAACGGGACCGTGAAGGCGGGGACCTCGTAGGTGGCCGTGGACGGCTCGGCGGCGATGCCGAGCTTGGCGTCGCTGGAGAGAACGGAGTAGGTCACCGCGCCCTCCGCCTGCCATCATGGGCGCGTGAAGGCCGCCGACCTCGATGACGACGTGTTCCTTGCCGCCGTGCGGGCAACCGGCCCGATGGGATCAGCCGTGGCGTGGCGGTCGCGGTGGGCGGTTCACGAGACGCTGCAAGCCCGGCTCGGCATTGAGATCCCGGAGAAGCTCTTTATGGCCAAGGCCCGGAAGCTGATGCTGAGGAAGAAACTCTTCGGCTGCCCGTGCGGCTGCCGTGGTGACTACTACCTGCCGGGCGAGCCGGGCTGATCGCTAGGCGTTGACCTCGAAGTCGTCGATGTAGTACACGGCCGCCGCGCGCAGTTCTTTCGCTTCCCTGATCGTCGCCGCTGCGGGCTCGTACTGCACGTCCCACCCCGGCTGGCCCTTGACCTCGGCCGCGCTCAGGAACCTGCCCCCGTGGGTCTTGTCCCCCAGAGGCCCGGTGACCCGCTGCCGCAGCAGCTCGATCGCGTCGTCGAACGCCTGCTGTTCCCCCGCCGCGATCGACGACGAGCCGGGGCTGATGACCCGCACCGGCCAGTGAAGTTCCAGCCGCATCGGGTAGCGGGGCCGGATCCGCTGGTTCGCCACCCGGGACTGCTCTGCTCTGCCGCGCATGACGTAGATGGCTGTCGCGTTGGTGCGGGTCTGGGCACCCTGGATGTAGGCGGCGATGACACCCCAGGGGCCTCCCGCGCTGGCCGGGAGGAACGGGAGGCTGTCACCCGAACTCGTGCTCAACCAGTCAGCCTCGCGCTGTACGGCGTCCGCACTCGACATTCGTCACCACCGGTCGTGGATAATCGGCGCATGACAAACCACCCGCAACGCAAGCGTGACGACAATGCACCCGCGAGCGGACGTGCCATGCCCGGCAGGCCGCCAGCACCCGCGCAGACGCCCAACGGCGATCATCCGCCCCGGCCGGATGCCGCCAAGCTCATCGGGCAGGCCGTCGCCGAGTCGCTCGGCCAGCACCTTCCGCAGATGCTGTTCCAGGCCCTCGCCGCCGCACTCCAGCAGGTCACCCAGCAGCACTTCTGCGCTACCTGCATCATCAGCCGGGTCATGTGGGAGAACTCGCACCGCGCCGACATGGAGAAGGCGCTGGCCGCAGCGGCACAGGCAGCAGGCGCCGAACCGGGCAGCCCGCAGGCCGGCCAGCAGGACCTGACCCCGTTCCTCCCGCCCGCGCTCCGGCCCGGTGAACGGAACGGGATACCGGCCGTCGGCCAGGCCGTCACCACGAGCCAGGGAACCGATCTGTGCGCGGCGCACCTCGCGCAGGCCGCGGGCATCCAGCCGGGCCGGTCGCAGCTGCTCGTGGCCACGGCCACGATGAACCCGGCGATGCTCGGGCAGCTCGCCGGGACCAGGTGAGCGAGGAGAGCGGGACGCGAGCTCCCGATGCCGGGATCCTAGAAGCGTTCCGCACGGCTACCGACTGGAGCGACGAAGATGCCCTGCACTACGCCTCATGCAAGCGATGCGATGCGATCGGCTGGTACGAGACGTACGCTTGCGACGAGTCGCCAGCCCGGATCGCCCGCCAGGCCCTGGAGGCCCAGGCGCGACGGGAGCGTCCTGTTTACTTTTCCGCGCTACCCCCGGGCTGCTACCGGGCCGAGGCCGGGTTTATGGTCCACGTCACGGGCGCGTGCGCATGCCAGCGGTTACGCCCGCGCCCACCGTTCCATGATCTTCTCCGCCGACTGCTCGAGCAGGTCCGGGTTATGGCTGGAATCCTGCGGGTTCAGCTCCCGGACGATGATCGCCGCCGCCTTGTACTTGCACGCCCGGACCAGCGCCGCCGGGACGGGCGAGTACCCGCCGCCGTAGGAGACGTACACGTAGCTGCCGATCGGGAGGAAGGTCCCCAGCTGGAACCAGACGTGCCCCGAGTCGGTGTCCGGGCCGGTGATCTGCTGCCCGGTCAGGACTTCCGACCCGCCGTAGGACCGGACGATCGTGATGCTCACGTTGGAGTAGCGCCACATGTCCGGGTAGCGGGGCGCGAACTCGTTCAGCCAGCAGTGCCGGACCAGCGTGCTGGCGCCGAGCGCGTAGGCGTAGGAGCGGCCCAGCGTCCCCTGCAGGTCCATCGGCAGGTTGGCCGAGTCGGCGTACTCGTCCGGGTCGATGCCTTCCGCCCGGTGGCTCTCCCCGGTGACCGTGAACGGCACCAGCCTGCGGTCGGCGATCTCCTCGCACCCGCGGGTGGCTTCCAGCAGGATGTCCTCCAGCGGCTGCTGCGAGTTCTGCTGGTAAAACGCCGCGAGGTCGGCGTATGCCCCGCTGCTGAACTGGGCGGCGGTACACAATGGCGTGCCGGGGTCGGCCATCCGGTCACCGCCCTTGCGCTCGGGTAACCGGGCAGCAGCGGGTCCCGCACTTACCCGCTGCTGCCCGGGGCTCGGGCTGGCTACTTCGCGGCGGGCTTAGCGGCGGGCGCGGCAGGCGGGGCTGTCTTGCCCTTCGGCGCGGCCTCCGCGACGCCGGCTTCCGGCGTGACCTCGGAGAACTCGGCGCCCTTCGGCGCCGGCTCGGTGACGGCTTTCCTCGCCGCCCGCTTCGGCGCGATCGCGTACCCGCCGTGCGGCCCGGCGATGGCCAGCAGCTCGGCCGCCTCCTCGTCGGGCATCTCCACCGCGTCCCCGGCGTGATGCCACCGGTAGCCGCGGAACGACGAGGGCATGTCGCATGAGACCTGCGCCATGCGTCAGCTCACGCCCGTCCAGAACGGGATCGCGCCGGTCAGCGAGTTCGACGACGGCGTGATGGTAGACGGCAGCGTGGTCCCGGTGCCGTTGGTCGCCCAGCGGTAGGTAGCAGCCGTCAGGCCGGTGTTGCCGTTAGTCGCGTTGTTCGCGGCCTCGGCGAGCAGCACCGCGGTTCCGGAGGAGTTCACCAGCACCGCGATCCAGTAGAACCCCGGGCCGAGCGACACGGGGGCGGCCAGCGGCTGGGTGACGACGTTGCCGGTGGTGAGCTTGCCGTCCAGCGACCCGGCCGCCGACGAGCCGAGCAGCGTCCCTGCCGAGTTGTAGATCCCGACGAAGTTCTGGTTTGCCGTCTGCCCGGTCGCAGCGGTGACGCAGTGGAGCCACACGTTGCTGGCGACCATCGGGGTGCGGACGTTGATCCGGGCGAGCGAGATGTCGGTCTTCGTCATCACGGTGCCGCCGATGATGGCCGCCGCCGGGTCGAAGTTCCACTCCAGCAGTCCCTGGTCGCCGGGCAGGACGTCGCCGCGGGGCTGGTTGTAGGACCAGAGGTTGCCCCCGGAGTCCAGGCCCCACAGTTGCCCGTTGACGGCGAAGATCTGGACCCCGCCCGGGTCGGCGTTGCCGGGCCCGAGGGGGACGGGGAGGTTGGCGAAGCCCTGCGGTGCGGCAGCGCTCATGACGGTACTCCTTGCCTGGGGTCATGCAGGACGCCGCCCGGTCGGAGAGGGCCGGGCGGCGTCCTGGTCTGGTGACTGCGTTGCCGCGGGGGGCGGCTAGATGCTGGTGCTGAAGTTCATCGCCTTCGCGAGGTACCGCGGGGCGCGGGCGGCGAAGACGGTGTCGTCCACTAGCGCATAGGGCAGCGTGTCCGGCGCGCTGGTGGTCGGGTAGACGTCGAGCGGTTCCATCTCCCGGACGTACGGCCGGATCACGTTGTCCGGGTCCCGGGAGATGAGGTACAGCGACTCCAGCGGCTGGTTCGCCGAGGCGGACCCGGAGCCGTTCCACCCGATCGGCGGGGTGTACTGGGCGTTGGTCCCGAAGTACGCGGTGCTCAGCGTGCCGGGAACCGTGGTGGCCGCACCGGAGGTGCCGACGACGGGGATCAGGGCCGCGCCCGTGTCGTAGATCGACGTGGCGTAGACCGGGGTCACGCCGTCCGCGGCCAGGCCGACCACGGCGTCGACGTAGCCAAGCAGCGTCTCCGAGCCCGAAGCGCCGGCCACGGCGGAGCGGTACACCTTGTACAGGATCGGCTGGCTGCCG